GCTACCAAATTAAAAAATAAAATGGCTAGTGGACAAGGATACACAACTGTTTTAAATACAAGTATGATGTGCTTCTTATGTGAATTCTTAAGATATAAATTCAGTTTAAACCTTTCAGGGAAAATTTCAGGAGATGATTGTGCATTATTATCAGACAATGATCAGAAGAGTCTCTCAAAAGCTTTTGGTTATGTATTTAGCAAAAAAGGTGCAAATAATAAAGGAGGAGCTGGCTTAGTTATGAAGTATTTCAGATTTGGATCATTAGAAACAATGTCCCCTTGCAGTTTGATGTGTTTTCACTGTTTTAAACATGGATATAGATTGATAAGGATGTATGACAGATATTTGAACAATTTCTTCTATAGTCAAAGAATGCTTAACATGCCAAGTAATTTGAGAAAAACATTTTTTACAATGGTTTGTATTGGTGAACAATTCTGGTCCAAAAATTATAGTGCATTTGACTTAATAAATAAAAATTCAAAAGTAAATAAAAAAGAACTAAAAGAATTGATTGATTTTCTAAATTTAACAGCAAAAACAGGTACCAAAGGTATAGATAAAATAGAGAGAATAGCAAAACAGATTTTTTTAGAAAGAGGATATCTATTAGAAGGAGGATTTTGGGATCAAGTACAGTACCTTTACAACAAGGATTTCAATTATCTAAGAAATGAATCAAAACATGAAACACATAAAATTCCTGTTGAAAAATGTTGTGATGCTTTTTTAAATATAAGATTAAACGATTTATCTGTAGGTTTTAGATATATAGACCCATATAATATAGTAGAACCATGTGCAGAATACGAAGAAAAATTAGGAAGACTCAATAAGAAAGTAGAATATCAATTAGAAGAGACAGAAGAATATGATTTACCAGACTATGAAATATTACAAGAAGCAAGAAAAATGGGATTAGGATTATGGCAAGGACATATGATAGATTACAGTTTCATACAAGATCAGGCTTGGAGAAGATATTTGATTAATTCAGAACATTTATTCTCAGAAATAAATAATTATAGGCAGTTTTTATAAAAATAAATAAATATAATTAAATAAAATAAAATAAAATTAAATTTTAGTTAAAGGCTTTAATCAACAAGGCTATATGCTGATAATCGTTTACGGTCAACGTAAAACCGTATTAAGGGTGGATGGTGAGAGGATAGCTAATTATGAACCCTAACCAGGTCCGAACTACATGAGAATCTAACAAGGCTAATATGCTTAGAGAGAGCTTCTTAAGGTAATAAGAGTCCTTTGCAAGGCTTGACAAAATCATAAGGCCGCCTTAACCAAAGTCATAGAACAGGTTTAATTATGAGAGGCAAACAAAATTAAATCGCCTACCGTAGAGAGCAGAATTTTTACAGGGGTATAACCTAGCGCTGCTTAGCAGACCGAACTACTTGTTACCAACATGATTAATATTGTTATTGTTTATTGTTATCTATTACACCGAAAGGTGGGGCACTTGGATCTTACAGAACAGCCGCTTACAG